ATTTTCTGTTTGCTGTCTAGCCGATTGTAGATTTTGCTGTTTGAACTGATTTAGTTCAGCAAGTATCGCCTGATTTTGTTGTTGTAGTTGGGTGATTTGAGGGTCAGAATCATTCCAATCCTCAGTTTGGTTTATTGATGAAAGATCAATGCCATAACCTTGTGCTAATTGTTTGAGTGCCACTTTTGGGTTATTTCTAAGAGCCATATCAGCACTTAGTAATCTGGAAATATATTCGGATTCCCCTATACCACTTGCTTGTATTTGCTGTCTTACTGGAGCTATAACCTTATCTAGTGATTCATAACTTTTGCGTTGTTGAGCTACTTCTTGTGTCTTTCTAGTGTAATCAGCAGTCATCTCTTTATCTCGTTTTAGCATATACTCCTGTGCTTCTCGAGGTAAATCCTTAAACGTGCCTTTTACATCTTCTGACCAGTTTTTTGGAGCTTCTAAAGGTGTTTCTTGCGAATCCTGTCCATCAACGTGAGCTATTACAGCATCATCAGAAGGTTCTTCTGTAGAATCTGTGGTTTCTGGTTCATTCTCAGGAGCTACCTGATCTAATGATTCAGAATTAGATTCTTCGGAATTAGTTTTCTCCTCTTGTTTAGGAGCATCAGGAATAGTAGTGTTTTCTACTTCTTCCTTTGGTGTATCATTGTTAGGTGTTTCAGGTTGTTTATCTATTGTTTGGTTAATAGCACCTTCTAATACAGCTTCCAATGTTGGGGCAGTAGCTGGTGCTGTACTAGGTGCTGATTCCTGATTAGGAGTGCTTTCTTGTGTCATATTATCCTCTTTTGTTATTGTTAATCATATTATCCCAAAACTTAGGTTTTGTAGAACTTGTGTAATCATTACCTACTTGCCTAACATTATGTTTCCTTTCGTGTTCTTTTATTTGAGAACGACTGCCTATAACAGTTTTATCAATCGGAGACACAAATTCTTGTATATCACCCATAACTTGGTGTGATTTTGTTCTTTTTGTTGGTTTAGAAAACTTATAGTTACTTTTACCCCATTGGATATTATCATAGTTTTTATTGTAACTCATTTTTAGAATCCTGATTTATTTGTTCTGCTATTTTCATATCACTTTGTAATAATGCTAATTCTTTTTTAGCTTGTGATCTAGCCTCACTTGATTGTGTTTCAGAAGCTATTTTGTTACCCATAGCTCTTTCTTTTGATTGTATATCAGCTAACTTTCCTTCTTGTTTTAGTTTTTCTTTTGCCATTTCTGTTTGCATTTTCTGTGTTGCAATTCTTTCATTTTCTGTAGGTTGAGGACCAGCTTGTTTCATAGCTTGTGCTTGTTGTATTAATCTTGATTCTGTTTGATCAATAACATCTTCAAAGTTTCTTCCTACTTTCCATGCACCCATTAAAAATCTAAGAGCTTGAAATGCTACAGGAGTTAAATCAGGAGACCTTGTTGCTATTGATACAGCTCTTTCTAAATAACCACCAAAAGATTGTATAAATTCAATTCTTGTCTTTTTTTCTTCTTGTTCATCAGTAAATATTGTAGCATCTGATTCTATATCTATACTGTAACTTCTAAGTTTATCATCTCTTAATATTTGCATTATTTCAGGAGTAACTTGCAAAGAAGTCATAGCTGAAAGCACTTCAGGTTCATAATGTTCTGCTATTATTTCTGCTTTTATTCTAAATAAATCTCTTACATATTCAGCAATTTCATTTTGTTTTTTACGCATACGCATACTGCCAAATTGTGCTTTTAATTGTTGTGCTGTAGCAGTTTCACTAGCTTTTGTAGAACCTCTTATAAGGTCTGATATACCTGTTATTTGATAAATGGTGTCTAAAATTTGTCCTCTTTGTTGATACAAACCTGCTAAAACTTGTGCTATTGGTGCAATATCTTCTTGTTGAAATACTGCTGATAAACCACCTTTTTGAGCTAGTTGTGCAAAGTTTTCTGATGGTACAAAGTCATTATCTCCTGCATCTGCTAAATGTGATAATTCTGGTACAGAAGCATCATAAACACCTCTTCTTTTTAATCCTTCTATTAAATTACTTATTCTAGTTGTAATTCTGTCTAATTCATCAGCTTGATCTTGGTACAAGGTAAATTCAGGTATAGGAACACTAGTTTCATTGGTTCGTATTGCTACTAATGAATCAGGACAAGGAAAAAATTTTTCTAATCCATAAGGGTCATCATCTTCTGCTAATATATCATTGTAACCTTTTGATACAAAATATCGTTTTTCTTTGTATTTATCCCATATTTCCCATACTTCTGCACGAGAAAATACTTCAGAATATTCTTCAGAATAACCTTCTGATGGTTCAGGAGACCAATTTAAAGGTATATTGGACGCATTTTTAAAGCCTTTTTCTATTAATTCATCTCTTGTAAGTAAGTGCCTTCTTGCTTTCCAATATACATCTTCTGGTCTTTTTGCTGGACTTTCTCTATAATCTTCCCAATTTACATATTCAAAATAACATCTTTGATCAGCTATTCTTTCTTCTTCTTGATCTATAGTTATTAAATTTCCTGTTTCATCTATTGATTCTAATTGTATAGTTTCTGTTATTAGTATAGGTTCATATACTACCCATACAACTCCTCTACCCGGTAGTAAATAATCTTCTAAAGCTGCTTTAATAGGTTTATCTGCAGAATATACTTCATTACCATATTGTAAGGCTCTTTCTAAAATAATAGCAGTTTGTCTATTAACAGGGTTATTATCACTATATCTTCTTCGTACATCTGCTTTAGGCATACGAGCAAATAATGCACCTTTCATGGTTTCAGTGTTTGACCATAAAATATTAAATTGTTTATATAATCCTGCACCAAAACTATCTGCACTTCTATCATCTCTATATCTTGCAACTACAGCTCTACCTCTATCTCTCCAATCTTTTTCAGCTTGATCTGCACTTTCTAATTCCATTTGCCAATATTGTGCAGTACCTTGTACCACTTCCATTTCTTTTCTAGTTTCTGGCATTAAATTCTTCTCTCTGGTTTATTGCGTTGTTCTCTATCGTGCATATCCATCATTTCATCTAATGTTGGAGTACGCAGTAATTCTTTCATAATATCTGGTTCTTTTTCTTTTGGTTTTATATTTTTATACGACATAGCTAAGTACCTAAAGGAATCTGAAAAGTGTGAACTCCAGTTGTGTAGAGGGTTTCTTTTGAATACTCTTTTAACATCATCCCATTCTCTTTGATAATTTCTCAAAGCATTTAATCCATTTGCACATCTCTTACCATCAAAATAACAATTTTGCAACAATAATCTTACTGCATTTATTCCATCATCAACTTTGTGCATAGGAACAATACGAGGCCTTCTACCCATATTGATTAAAGTTTCTGCTCTTGTTCTTCCTGTTCCAAGCTCTCGTACTTTTGCATCATGTGGCAAATAATCATCACCCCAGTATTCTATTTTCATTTCATTCATAACTTTTACATAATGATCTAAACCAACTCCTGCACTTTCATAACAATCAAATATTCTAATTTCACCCATACTTACTTGAAAAAACCATAAAGCACAACTATCAGATATTCCTAAATCCCATGCTACATGAACTGGTAAACTAGGGTCTTTTTCTATGTTTGTTACTCGACCTTGTTGTTCTGCTTCTATTATTAAATTACCATAATAAGAACCTTTTATTGCTGCAGACCATGAACATTCAAATTCTTGCATATATTCATCTTCACCCATTTGTTTTTTTGCAGCTTCTAATTCTACAGGGTCTACTACTCCTGTTTCACTTGCACGATAAATAGCCCTATGCCATTCACTATCATCTTTTGCATCTTCGTATAGTTGCCAGAATTGGTTTCTGCCTTTTGGTGTACCAATAAATATTGCCCAACCTTTTCTATCTGTTAATGCAGGTCGTATTACTTCACTCCACATTCTAGGAGACATATCTGCATATTCATCTAAAACACAACCATCAAGAAATATTCCTCTCAAGGCATCTGGGTCATCTCCTGCACCATACAATCGTATACGACTTCCATTTATTAAATCTACTCGTAGTTCAGATTGGTTTATTTTTGTTCCGGGAATATCTTTTGTATAATACATTAAGTAATCCCAAGCCACAGCTTTTGCTTGTCGATAGTATGGAGCTATGTATGCGTATCTACCATCTTTTCTTTCTGTT